AGAAAGCCGCATGGTCTAGGTTGATCTGGACCTTGATGCTGCCGGGTGATTCAGCCATCAGGCATACGCCTTTCCGTTGACGATCCGAGAGATCGTAGAGGGGTGGACATCGTACGCCAGCGCCAGCTCGGTGACGGTAGCCCCGTTCTCATGGTACCCGCAGATTAGCCCGGCTGAGTACGAATTGAGCTTACGGCGGTTGGGCCTACCGGGGCCTTTATCTGAGGAGTTGCCCACCGACCGGAGCCACTTTATCTCTGCCCGAGCGGACTTCAGCCGCAGCTCCAAGTCCTCTGCACGCTCTTTGCGCTCATCAGAGATCACGCTGTTGTATTGAGCCGCCTCTACCGCGTCGTCCCGCTCCTGCCGCAGCCCTTTGATCGCGAGTGCGAGCGCCTCCAGCTTCTCGGATATGGCCCACACCACGGGGTCGGCGCCGCCGGGCCGGATCTCAGAGAAAGAGGCCATCTTGACGTCCTTGCTCTTGTGCGGATGACGGTGTCGCCTCGGCCGGGTCGTAGGCGCTCTCGGCCAGGTAGGTGATGTTGTCGAAGTTGAACACTACCTTGGTGCCCGGCTCGGAGCCCAGCACGACGTAGGTCCCCTCGTCGGGGTCGAGCAGCGTCTCGCCGCGGAGGCGGACACCGACGCCGTCCTCGAAGCGGACGGTTACATCCTTGATCGTCAAGATTTCTCCCTCTCAGAAGGTTGGGCTGGGGCGCCTATCCGCGGGTCGTTTAAGATACGGGCAACCGTATCCCCCAGAAGTCTGGCGGGCTAGTCGAAGAACAGCGGCTTCGAGCTGTCACCGCGCGGCGGGAACCACGCTTGGTACGTCCCGGAGCCGTCTTTCTTCATCCCGGAGCGGTACACCCAACCCGGGGCCGGACACGCCGGGGCATTCGCCGGAGGCTGCTGGGCAGCCGCCGGGGCACTCTGGCGCTGTGCAGGCTTGTGTGCTGACCCAGAGGTGGTAACACCGGGGGCGGAGGCCTGGAAGGCCGTAGCGACGAGCTGAGCCCGGTCTAAGACCCGCTTGAGGACGGCGGACCGCTCCCCGTTGAGGATGTCGTCGATGTTCTCCAGCGTGTCGTGCAGCACCAGCCACGGGCCGTCGTAGCCGCCGCCCTTGAGGGTCAGGGATGCGTCGCCCGCGGTGGGTGTGTGGGGGGACACCGGCGCCTGCACCGCGGTCTGGTTGGCCCACGGGTCGCTGGGCGCAGCAGCCGGGGTTGGCTGTGCTTCGTCGGCCGGCTGGCCAGCGAACGGGTCTGGATAGGTCATGCGGTTCCTCTCATAGGGGTTTCCATCTCATCTACTAAGTATGCGTCGGTTGCGCAGGTTTCAGCGGACAACCGAGAACTTCCTGTAGCCGGGGGTGTACTCCCCCCCGCAGTACGCCTCCAGGTCTTCCCGCGCCCAGTTATCCACGAGCATCGGCTTCTCGTCCGGGAACAGCTCCGGGCAGACGGCCGCTTTGTACAGCGCCGCGCGCTCGATGTCGCTGAACTCAGGGTCGAAGATGGTGTCTCGGTCGCTGCCGCCCCTGTGGTAGTTTTTGCTGGCGGGGAGGCCGTCCGCGAGGAACTCCTCCCGGTAGGTGGTAGTTCCGTTCACGTTGCCGTCCTTGTCGGTGAGCTGGATAACCTGGTCGCCTTTTGCGATCAGGCCTAGTGCCATCTCGGCGGTAGGGTCTGAATACCCGCCGCTGGAGCGGCGAGCGTCCGCGGTGACAGCCGCGTTCCGCTGGAACCGGCCAGAGGTGTCCCCCGAGATGTACTCGACGTTGATGTGCGCCGTCAGCGAGGCGACCGCCCTGCCAAGGACCTTCTCCGCCGCGCTGTGCGTCTCCGGGACGACACCGTCGGCGTACCGCAGCCGGATCGCCTCCCGCTGCCCAGAGTTCTGCCGACCGAGGTCATCCAAGGCTGAGGGCAGAACCCGAAGCAGCGATTTGTTGTCGCTGTCCCCCCGGAGCGCCGCGCGGACAGACCCCACAGAGTAAAGTGGCTTCCCCTCGAACAGGTCGGCCTCCAGCGCCTGCTTCGCCATCAACTGTCCTGCGTACCCCGCAAAGATCCGGCGGGCGTACTTGTCAACCTGCTCCTGGGAGAACTCGGCCCCGGCCGAGGCCTCCAGCTTGCCCGAGACGCTCGGGGTCTGGTAGTACCAGAGCCAGAGATCCTGCACGAGGTCGTCGACCTCGGCGTGGACATCCCGCCCCCAGCGGGAGAGCGAGTCCCCCGCTGCTTGGCGGATGACGACGTTGAGATCTGTCACAGCGCAACCCTCCAGGTCTCTCCGTCGACGACGAACTTGTTGGTGATCGGGACGACCTCGTGCTTGACGTACTGGCCGCTGACCGTCAGCAGGCCGAAGGCCTTCTGCCAGTTCCCGGTGGCGTTGTCGAGGTAGGCGGCCTGCCGCATGTCCATCAGGTGGCCGACCTCCATCCCCCAGACGACCTTGTCGACCCGGCCGCCGTAGCCCTTCGTCTTCGGGATGATCCCGGCGCGGTGGGTGTGCCCCATCACGACGGACTCGTTGAACCGGTCGGCAGCGCGGGCAGCGCTTCCGCCGGCGATCGGAGACAGGCTGATCTTCCCGACGTGGCCGTGAGTCGTGATAGTACCAGGAGCCACCCGATAGAAGTCTGGTAGGAGCTCCACGCCGAAGCCGTCAAAGTCCAACAGCTCCGAGATGTGGAACTTTCCCTCGAACTCAGCCAGAGCGGGTGCATACCGCTCCAGATAAGCCCGTGGCCGAAGATCATGGTTCCCCTCGTGTACTTTGATGGGCCCGTCATAAACTTCCCGCAGCGGGCCGAATAGACGGGTCTTTGCGTGTTCGTTGTGCTTGACCATCAGCTTGGCGAACTCCTCCGCCGACCCCTTGGACCACCTCGACGGTGTCGGGTAGTCCATGACGTCACCGATGTGGATCACTTCGTCGGGCTGGGTGTCCCCGATGTACCGGATCAACGCCCGCAGCGCTCTGCGGTCGTCGTACGGCAGCTGGGTGTCGGGGATGATGCAGATTCTCTTGGTCATGCGTGGCCCTCCTTGTGGGCTTGGCGGCGGGCCAAGTATTTGATCTTGATTAGAACAGGATCTCGGTGAACGGGCCCCGGCGGGCTGCCTCCCATTTAACCGCGGGGTCAGAGCCATTCCCCGTCAGGAACCCGGAGGCAGGCGTTCCCGTGCGAGTCGATGCCTGTCGGCTCTGACGCCAGAACCGGCTCCTGAAGCCGCTCCGCACACCCGGCGTAGCCGGCGATGTCGGTGTAGCTGTCCCGGTGCCACCCCGCGTCCTTGGCGCGGGCCACCTTCATCAGGATCATCAGGTTGGCGACGTCGAGCGCGTTGAGCTGTAGCCCGAGGTAGCCGTTCCAGAGGGCCAGGATCTCCCGGAAGTTGTCCCGGGGATGGCCGTAGTTCTTGTTCCGCTCGCCGTGGATCAGCCGCTGGGCCTCTTCGAGGATAGACTCTGTCACTTGATTCCTTTGATGTGTTGGTGGATGGCGCTGTACCCAACGTACCACGCCGAGCCTTTCCCGATCTCCAGGACCGGAACGGAGAGGGCCCCCGACCCGGTCTGCATCCGGCGCAGCAGCGCCTCGCAGCCCGGATCAGCGACGTCGACGACGTCGGGCTCGAAGCCCTTGGCCTTGAGCAGGTTGATCACCCGGGTACAGCTCCGGCACCCGGGCTTGGTGTAGACGGTGTAGATTACTTCAGCCTCTCTAGTAAAGCCGCCGGGCCGTGCTTGACCACCAGGCTGTTGACGTCTTCCCCGTCGGGCGACGGGATGACCTTGGCGTTGGGGAGGCTCTTGGCGATGCCGTGGGCGAACTTCGCTCCCGGCTCGTCGCCGTCCGCGAGGATGAACACCGAGCGGTACCCGAGGAACGGCTCCCGGAAGTGCTTCTGCCACGATGTGGCGCCCGGGATTCCGACCGTCGGCACACCGCACATCTCCGCGGTGACCGCGTCGATCTCGCCCTCGGTGATCGCGATCGTCT